GTCTCCAACTTGGTTCATCATCGGATAGTGCTGAAAATACCTTTTGGTTTTCCATACTCTCCTTCATTGTGTTGTACATTTGGGTATTAATATCATTTAGAGTACCCTGTAATTCTACTTGTGCTTCCAGTTTTGCAGCATCTTCACTAAACCAATTATCATATATACCCTTTATACCACCAACAATAGTACCCAATGCAGCTCCTACTGCTGTTCCTACTCCAGGTATAATACTACCAATCATAGCACCATATCCGGCGTATTCCAATGTTGTTCCTACTGCGGATGCTGCTCTACCGGTTTGTAGTGCACCCATATCGCCGGTTTGCATTGCTTGTGTTTTTTTATATTCACCATACACATCTGCTAATCCTCCAACTACACCCGTTATTAATCCAATCGGTCCGCCACCAGCTGCTTTTGATGCAACTTTGCCAAACATACTAGCTCCTAATTTGGCCCCTCCCTTTTCTATTGCTTTTCCTATTGAAGTTTCTGCTACCTTCTCAATAAGTTCAGTTCCGCCTTTTTTAACGGCCGTTAGTCCAACTTTTTGTGCAATAGTTTTTCCTCCGGTTTCAGCTACACTTGTACCAACTTTTTTGCCTAAAAATTTTGCTCCTAATTTTTCAACCTTTTCAATTCCCTTTTCCTCTGCTATATGTGTAATTTTATTTGTCAATCTATCAAGTCCGGTGGATAGCATAGCCGCTTTTAATCCTGCCGCATTTTCGGATGAAAATTGTTCGGACGTGTATATTTGTTCCTTTAATAAATCTGCGTTTGCTTTAAGCCCTGCTACAACATTTCCAATACAAGAACATATATCACCACTTGCAATTGCTGCGCCCGGTGCAACTTGTTCTCCGGGTGTAACTGTTGGGGTGGGTTGTTCTACTACTTCTGGAGCTTCGGCTTCCGGCTTATCATTATCGCCACCCATCATCTTACTAATTCCGTAACCGGCCACTGCAACCAGGCCAGCTGCAAATAATCCTTTTCCAAATTTTTTCATTCCGCCTTTACCAAACATACCACCCCCACCTTTACCAGATGAAACCATTTTTCTCCTACTAGCGAAAGATTTTCCCTTTCCACCCAATAACTTACCACCTATCTTATTCATTATCATACTACCTAGCATTCCACCAGCTGCGGGTAATATGTTTTCTGTAAATCCCTTTTTAATATCTAATTGCTTTTGAGCAATTGCTGCCTCTTTGAATTTATCATTAAGTGTTAATAAATTACCTTTTAACATTTCAAACACACCTTCCAATTCCTTATTCTTTTGCTCCATTGCCGTAATGGTTGGACTAAAGCTAGCTTCCATCTTTTCCTTCCTAATCTGTCCTTCAAGTTCTGCTGCCTTTTTATCTTGCTCAAGTATGGCAGTTTGTGCTGCTGCGTAGTTTGGACTTTGTAATAAAGATTCTAATGCTTTTTGAGATGTGGCAGCATCCATTATAGCTTGATTGGCTGATATTGCGGCGCTTTCTGCTGATAGTTTTTGTTCAGCTGCTTGCTTTGTATTTAAAAATTCTTGATTGCCTCCCTTTGCATTTCCTGCTTTTAAATCACCAACTTGAGCGCCTTTATTAGTTGCTATCTTTTGTAAAGAACTTAAATCCATTCCACCAAGTGCTTGTTGTAGTGCGTCTTGTTGGAACTGATCCATATCTTCCGGATTGAGTCCCTGTGCTTTTAATGCATCCAATGCTCCAGATGTATCTCCCTCTGCGAATTTAGCTCTTACTTCGGAAAGGTCAACTTGTTCGCCTAATAGAGAACTCAACTGCATTTCGGCTTTCACACTATCTTTATAGTTAAGTACCATATTCTTTCCGGCTTTGGCTATATCACCAAATCCTACACCTAATGATTTGGCATATGCTACTTGCTTTGCTAATGCTGGTCCGCTTTTAATTTGATATGAAAGAGCATCTTTTGATGCCTCTGCTACTTCTTGCATTAAACTTCCGAGAGATATACCGGCGTTATCGGCCATTGCTCTCATACCTTCTTGCATATTCATAGCAACATCCGCAGTAACTTTATCAGTTCTTTGAAAGTATTCATTTATAGTTGCGATACTATCAACCGATTGGCCAGTTCGTTCTGCCATCACTGCCATATCCGATGCTGCCTTTGCTGTTGGCATTTTACCGGTAGCATCTGCTGCTGCTGTCATAGCCGATGCTACTTTTTCAGCTCCTATTCCTGCTAATTGCATTTGTGCCGCACTATATCCAACACTACCTATGCCTTTACCAAATAGTGCAGTTTTTGATGCAGCTCTAAATTGTGCTGCACCCTGTTGCATTGATGCTGAAAATGCATTTGCTGCTCTTTCTCCTGCAAAAGCTGCTTCATTTTGTAATTTAACTAAGTCTAATGCGTAATCTTTTTGGCTTTTTGCCAGTTCCATTTGGTTTTTCTTCGCGACATTATTTCTATCTACTTCAATACCAGATACTTCTTTGGCAACATCTATATCAATGGCACCCTTCTCTTTCGCCATAAACATATCTCGCATTGATACTTTTTCGGTAGTTTTTCCTAATGTCTTACCAACATCGCCTATCATTTTTTTAGCATCACTACCACCAGCTGCACCTGCATTTGGTAATGCTGACATTGCCGTAGTTCCACTACTCATTGATTGGTTTTCAACTTGCGCTTCGCCAATCTTCTTTAATAAATCAACTTGATTTTGCAGACGTTGATTATACATCTCAATATTCGTCTGCATACCTGCTCCAAAAAATTTGACAGCAAGTGCACCTGCAGCCGCTCCCAATGCAACTAGTCCAACTTTTGTTGCAGCTAAATTACCATTTACTTTGTTTTTTATAACACTTGATAATTCATTCATTAATGGAATACCACTACCGCCTAATTGGTCCATAGCAGTATTTAATCCATCCAATTTCTTTTGGGATTGCTCTGCCGCATCTTTAAATTCGCCTACTTCCGTTTTGGCTTTTGCAAATATTTCCTTTAATTGTTTTCCGGATTCAGTTGCATCATCTATTTTATCGGTAAGCTCTTCAAAATTCTCATATGCATTTTTAACTAAATTATTATATTCTTCTTGTGTAGTATTTCCCTTTTGTAATTGCTTTTGTGCATCAGCAATTGTGGAAACCATTCCAGAATAAGCTTTTGAGGCTGATATAGCAGCTGCGGTTTGATTTTTTGTTAATTCTGATGAATTTTGTATAATAGTGGAAATCCCACCTAAAACATCTTTAGTGGTATCAATTTTATCTTGTAATTTTTTGTAAACGCCAGGCAATTTACCAATTCCGTTAGAAAAACTTACCAATGATGAGTCTAAATCATCAAAATCTTCAATACTTTCTTTTATTCTTTTTTTGAAAGTATTTACTTTTTCGCTTAATGTATTATAACGATTTCCTACCGATTCTATTTTTTTATCAAGTTTATCAGTATTCTTATATTCGTTTTCTAAAGCCTTTAATCTTTCTTCATCATATTTTTTACCACTTTGTTTCCTTTGGGCAAGCGTTTCCCACTCTTTTGATATTTTTTGCAAAAGAGTCCATTGTTTATCAAGTTCAACTAGCTTTTGTCTTTCTAACAAAATTTCATCTTCTTGTTCCTTTTTGGTTTTTTTTGGAGCTGCCATTTATTAGTACAATTTAATGGAATAATTGTTAACTGTATTTTTTATCTATTGTATTTTGAATTTCGGCGGCTTTTTTCTTATCTCCTATCTTTTCATAGTATTTTTTAACAGTCATAAGAAGATCATCAGCAGAGTTATTCCATTTTTCCCAAGCATCACCTAAATTTTTATCATACTTTCGTATTGTTTCAATAGCCTTATCCTCTTTGCCTTGTGATTTTGCTTTAAAAAAACTTTTAACAAAGTCAATAAAGCTAGCTTCTCTTACTAATATTTTTTTGCGCATACTTTTAGTATTATGTTTATCTATAAATATAAACAATATTTAATTATCTACGTCTTGTCCTTGATGAACTTGATGAATTTGTTTTTTCTATTTGTGATTTTTCTTCTTCTTTTACTTTTAGAAGTTCACGCCAATAAAATTCTCGCAATTTAATAGGCATGTAGTATATATCATTCCAATTAAATCCTCCATTGGCAAAATATATCATTTGAAAAATCTTTCCGTGTAGTATTACGGAATAGTTAGTCGGCAGGGTAAAAAAAGTCAATCCCAAAAGGAATACGTAGAGCCTCCGTTTCTCCCGTATATGGTGATGTGTATTCAAATGTTAAATCTAAATCTGGAGTCATCTTTGCAATATACTTACGAAGTGCTTTTGAATCGCCTGCTAATAGTTGATTTGAAACATAAAGTGCAATAGTTGCAAAATCTCTTACACCATTTACTTCTGTAATTATTCTTCTATATCTAGCTGTGATTTCATTTCCTGTTTTTAAAGTCTTTTGACTTGCATCAATATCTTTATTAATTGCTATTTCATCACCGTGTGTAAGTAATTTAAACTTAATTGGCGTTTTTGAAACTGGCAATATATAATCATATTCATTATTTCTATTTAATAAAGATTCATCTACTTCTTTAATTTGAATTTTAGATAAATCAACTATTGTTTCTACAGGTTCCTTTTCTTCCGGATCATTTATCGTTATATTATATTCTGATCCAAATGCCAATATTCTTGATGTTACTAAAATTGCGTTTTTATCACCTATAAGTAATTCATCAATATTAACTCCTGGCTCAACAACTATTGATTCTAATAATTTATCAAGTTGAATGCCCTTTTTAATTAAATTGCTAGATGTCAAAATATCTTCTTCCTTAGCTGTCATAAGCTTAATAGTAACCTCACCGCTTGATAATGGGCTATTTTCAGGATAACATAGACCTTTTGATGGTAAACTTATAATTTCGGTTGGGAATGGGAATGATTTTGTTCCTCTTACAGGTAATGTTGGATTTTGTATTCCTCTTGTAACTACTTTCTCTTTTGGAGAATCTTGCGTTTGTTCCATAATATAACTTTGTTTTTAATTTATAACTTTGTATTTAATAATATATATAACTTTTTTAAAAAAATAAAAGGGATGCCACATAAAGCAGGTCCCTTTTATTTGTATTTGTTATTTGATTACGATTAGTATTCAAGGATAGCGTAGTCGTAAGATAGAGTCAACTCTATTGAAAGTGGGTCATTTGATGCCCAATCCAACTCACCGAAGTTTGCTGAACTGATAAATGCTCCTTTCAACGTCCATTGCTCAACCTTGTCACCAACTGGCCCAAGTAAGAAGAAGTTTACGTCTTTCTTATAGAAAGCTGCGTAGCCATCTCTACCGGTGATAGATTCATGCGATGTTCTCACCCAATCCATTACCATTTGTGCTCCAGAAGGAACGATAGGGTCATATAGAGTGATATTAATATCATCCCAAGTAGATTTTCCCTTAATCTTTCTTTTTACGTTGATATGGTCAAGCTCCACTACTTCCGATGTGAAAGTAGGGCGAGCTGCCGTTTTGATTACATATGATTCGATACCTGCGATTTCCATAATGAACCTGTTACCAAGTTTTGGTTCAAAGTTTTTATAGAACATCTGGTCGAATGCTAATATTTCTGGCATATTCTTTAGATTTAAATTGTTATTTTATATAAATATTGTTTTTTAAAATTATCCACCAAATGTTGCTCCAGTCGGTAAAATGTTGAAATCAATTTGAATAAATTCCGCCGTTTTTGTAGGTTGTAAATAGATTGCTCCTTTTAAGAAGTTTCTATCAATTACATCAGGCGTATTGTTTGATTCATCCATAATTACTTTGAATGCGTATAAACCTTGTCTTTGCTGAATACCCTCTAAATAAGGATTAGCGATGTTCAAAAATTTATTACGAGTTACAGAAGTATTTTGCTCAAATATTAAATATCTAGAAGTTGATGCGATATATTTTCTAACAGTCAACAACAATCTACGAACATTAATTCTATCCAATGCCGATGGTTTGTTTTGAAGTGTTTTCTGTCCAAATGCTACAATACCTTGTCCAGGGAACTGGCATATTGGATTTACTTTATCTTCGTATAAACTATCTCTATCAGTTTGAGTCAATTTGTTCAATACTGCAACTGCTCCGTTTAATCCACCACGATTCAAACCTGCTGGTGCGAACCATTCTGCTGCTACTCTATCGTTAGCTGCGTAAACAGCCGGTAACAATACTGAAGGTGGTATAGCGATTAATTTATTTGTATTGATGTCTATTGTTTTAACCCAAGGATAGTAAGTTCCTGCGTAGTTTGTATCAAATCCTTTTGCAACGTCTCTAGCTTGTGCGATTGTATCTTCGTAGCCAGTGCCATCAAAAATGTAGAAACAATCCGAACGTCCTTCAACCATATCCAATACTTTGTTTACCAAAGGTCCGTGCTGTCTAGCTACCAACCCCGGAGTAACAATCATTTGAATATCATATTCATCAGCGTTTGAAAGTGCTGCGATTTGTTTCAAATATGCTACAGAACCAGATTCTGTCAAAGTTCCACAAGCAAATCCTTGTTGTATTGAACCTACTATTTCTTTTCCTTTGTTGATTGCTGTTGTTGGATTTGCTCCGTCAAAACCACCTTGGAATGCGATTATGAAGTTTCTCTTTGCAACGTCAGTAGCCGTATCGGTTTCTGCATTCAATGTTAAACTACATAATGTATCAAGTGAGAATGATGTATTACTACCAACTTCAGATCCAGATGGAAGTGGTTTCATATAGAACCAGTTATCATATTTTGCGTCAGTATCTAAATCAAGTCCGCCATATTGTGTAGAGGATGCTAATTCAAATGATGCCGTTGGTATACCGTTCAAATCTGCTGATTCCGTTATATATAAAGGAACTTTATAAGCGTCATGTGCGAATGGTACAGCTTGTACAGGTATCAATTCAGGTGCTAAATCACTATCTCTTTCGGTATTCACCAATCTGATATATTTTGATTTATTTACCCAATCTCCACTTTCAGTTACTTTGCCATCACTATCTATTGTAATTTGTCTATCACCAATTACTCTATAAATGTAGTTTACAGAAGATGGGTCAAGGTTTACATTAGAATATGTTTCGTATATTACTTTCTTTCTATTAGTATCACTAAATGCTCTTACTACAACAGTGAAACTACCATAATTACTTCCTGGAACAGCTCCTGCTGCTTTAATATTTGTAATACCAATTTTTACTTTTGTATTTGCTGAATTACCTGCTCCTATTGTTTCAAATTTGAATAGTTTATACCTTTGACCAGATATTAATTGCGATTGGATGTATGGAGTTTTTGCTTCAATACAATCATCTTCAAATTTTTGGTCAGGCAATACACTATAAGTTACATCGCAGTTTGAATTGAAATATGCGGCTGCTACTGAGTTTTTAAAGAAACCATATACATAAGCTTCTTTAGGGCCACGAGGGTCGCCACCAAACACCGATTCAATATCATCAGTATCAGTTGAAAGTAATGATGATGATAACCCTGATGCTGTTGCTAAAAGGTTTGATCCTGAAATTGCGAATTTACCAGATGATGAAGAAGC